AATAGTCATCGTTTTGGGCAACAACTTCTCCACTTGTATTTTGTATTGTTAAAACAGTATCAGGGGAATTTGCTGTCACCTCAGGATTATTTGCTGGAAAACCATCTTTTTCATACCTTAGATAAGGAGCATTCCAAGTGTATCCATCAACAGGAGTTCCTCTAGGAATGTCTAAGGTTTTAAATACATATTCTTTTCCAGCTTCAAGTCTAATACTGAATATCTGAGTACTGTTATTATCAGTATTAAAAGGCACAATAAGATCCTTAGCATAATCAGAACCTACTTCACCAGTAACTGTTATTGGATCAGAATTCCATGGATCTGTTGGCAACTCTGGACCATCTTGATCAGCATAATTATCAATTTTTAATGGATCATCAGAATCACCAAGACCTGCTCTTGCTTGTGCATCAACCTTTGATAGAGACTCAACTCCACCAACCTGGTTTACATATGAACCAGGGAACTGCGGACCAAAAGCATAGTCAGTAGCATCAGCAGAAGCATTGACAATATCTTGTGCTAGTGTACTTTGAACTGGGTTTTGAATTGTACTTGTGATTGGAACATCGAATATAGAAATTCCATATCCGTAAAGATGTGGGAAATCCTTCGATGACATTCCCTCATCAATGAGTTCTTCTCGCCAGTTAGAAACATTTGAGAAAGTATCAAAAATGCTATCACTTATTTTTATATTCTTTATGAATGATCTTGGTTCAAATACTGTTTCTACTATTTCTTCTTCTGGTTTTTCTATTAGACTTTCACGCCAGTTATACTTCCACTTCTCTGCTAGTTTGGTTTTTTTCTCATGCACTACTTCAACAGTTTCACTTACCCCAACTTCTTCCGGAAACAGTTCGGTCTTCCAACTAGATTTGAGTGGTGCAGATAATTTAGAAATCTCTTCTTTCTCGTTTTGTTCTCTTATTTCTTCTCTTCTCTTTTTTTCAGACAAAATTCTCTGCTCACCAATCTGCTTCTGGCGAGTCTTCTGAAAGTCTTTATATCCAACGTGTCGTAATATTCTTCTCATTAAAAAAGGAAGGTCTTTTGCCTTCCTTTATTTATCTTTATTCGGTTACTTCTACTTTTTTCTTCTTCGCACCAATATTATACTTAGTCTCCAAAATCCAGTCTGCTTTATCTTTATAAGCAAGGACTTTGATTTGATTCAGCGGAGCGATATCTTGAATCTTAGTAACATCTACGATGCCAATAAGACCCCAGTCAGCAAGCAACTGAGCAATACGATTGCGACGTTGAACATCATTCACAGTAAGGTTTGCGTGCTTGCCATCAAGGGCAAACAGTTCCTTAAAGTGAACCAGATAATACCTTCCTTGCTTGTGCAGAATATGGCAGGACTGGTAAATCTTCTTTTCTTTTCTTGAAGCGACTCCGATACGGGTCAGAGTTTCACGCACTTTCAAAAAGTCATCGGGTTCGTTAAGAACCACTTCAACCATTTGTTCAGGCGACCACTTCACTTCGGGTTCTTGAACCACACTCATTTTTTTCCTCCAGTTTCAAATTTCGATTTAATAAAATTAAGTTGTTCTTCTGTGAGAATCCTCAAAGCTTGTTTTGCCTTTTCATTACTATAACCATAATAACGTTTGACATAATCAAGGTCTTTGATAGTATCTTTTCGGAGCCAGGGAGAAAATCTCTTCTTTTTCCTCAGACTATTTAGCATAAAATCATATTGCATCTTCTTTGGAAGAAAATGATACTGATTCATCTCATTTGCAAATAGCACGGCATCCAAATGCCCAGAGAAACAACGATTGATGATGTAGGGAGGATATTCTTTTTCAAGTGAAGGGTCTTCATCAATCAGATTCTTTTTCGTCTGATTGATGCTGTTCAACCAATCCTTCAATTCCATAATTAAAAAGCAGTAGTTCTTTACGTTTCTTTTGCTCTCGCATATATTCGCCAACTGACCTCATCGTATAAGTAAGGTCAAACTCAGCGGCATTCCAGTTCTTAAACCTATCTTTAACTAACTGATCGGAGTTATAACTCACCAACTGAGGCAACTTACAAGCAGAACAGTCAGCAGCAAACTTATCGTGATCGAATCCTTTGTGCATCGAACCTTTCTTACCATAGAGGTTATCCTTAATGTCATAAGGAGGATCAAGATATACAAAAGTATTGTCTTGCTCAGTAAGAAGATAATCATAAGAGTAGTTACTTATGCGCCAGTTTTTGATTATTTCTGAATAACCTGGCAGTTTGTCAATTCCACGGAGGGAGAAGTTGTTGTCGCTTGCTTGGGCGGAAAAGGAGCTGGACTCAGTAAGACCTGAGAAAGAGCACTTATTAACAATATAGAAGGAAACAGCACGCTGGAAACTTTCACTGTCGTCCAAAGGTCTTGCAAGATATGCTTTGGCGTCAAGGAATAGGGATTTGGCGCTGGTTGGATCAACATGACGATATTTCAGTTGTAGCAGTTCATCTCTCATCTCACGACCAAACATCTGGAGTTGCTGCCAGAAGTTGACAAGAGGTTCATACAGGTCATTGACCCAGATCTTCAAATGTGGATATTTCTTGGTGATATGAATGGCAACACTACCACCACCAAGGAATGGTTCTCGGAACTCATCATACTCACCCAAGTCTGGGAAGTATGGATCCATCTTAATACATGCGCGACTCTTGCCGCCTGGATACCTCAGTGGTGTTTTCAGTGATTTCATAATCTTTGGGGTGATACTTCAAAAACTCCCAGAAAGTCATCTTCATTTCTTTCTGAGTCATGCCGCAATGTTTTGCAGCAGCAGGTAAAGTCATTTTAGCACGAAACAGTGCCATATTTGCCTGCTCAACAAGTTCTGGTGTAGTCTTCACTTTTGGTTCTACCAGTTTAGTTTTATCGATAATCAATAGTCCCATTTTTAGGTCCTCCTACAAGTTCCCCAACCAAAGTATGAGTGAGAAGATTTACACTCTCCGCCATAACACGATACCCAGCACCGACATAAAGTTGACCCATAACTACGGTAACTGTACAAACTCCCCAGAAGTAATAATACATTCTGGACTTCACTTGATGACTTTTGTTTTTCATAATCAGGAATAAGTTACTACGATACAAACTCTCCTGTCTTTTTCCGGAGGTTGTGGACAATGTTTTCCTTCAAATATTATTATATCATCCTCTTCTGGTGAATAATCAACAAATTCATTATCACCAAAAACACGGACATTACCACCACTATTTGTCAGATAGATTAAACAATTTTTGTGTGGAAAATAATGATCCAAATGTGGATTCCCATATTTTCTATTTGAAGATGGAATCATGCAGTTTACATTCATCCTATGAATAACCTGAAAATTTATGTTATGAACATTAGCAATTTCCATAAAAACTGCCTGAATGTCATTTACATATTCCGAAGTTGGATTTGAATAATAAATTCCTCCTTCACCAGGTCTCTTTAAAAGGCAATGGCTAAAAAATCCATAATTACAATAACCATCAATGTTTATATTTGGAGTGCTAATATCATTCCAATACCAAGAAAATTTATCTCCAAGTATATATTCTTTGACTTTTTTGTAATTTTTAGTTAATGGATTTTCTAACCTGATAATCATTTGAAGTTACACTCTACCATAAGTTCAGTTAGACAAGCGAGCATATTGATCTCCTGATCTGCTACGAATGCCGACTGATATTGATACTTAGCAAGCACAAGCACAGCAGCAGGAACGCTATTGTTTTCAAGGGCGCTATAACAAGCATCGTAAATACGCCGCATAAGTACAGTAGTATCATTGTCCATGTTAGATACCACCCACTTCCGAACTTCGGGGAAGTTTTTTTCTTTGAGGTTTTTGATGAGGTCATTTACAGCAACGTCAGAGAAAGTAGCAAGAATACCAGCATCAATCTTTCCACTAACAGAATAACGCTGACACTCATTCAAGACACGACGCCAATCAGGGAAGTGTTTGTTGATCAGTTCTACCAAGACCTTGTTAT